ATGGATTAAATTACATAATATTACATTTTCATTCTTTCCATTTAATAATGTATTATCATTTAATAACATATTAGGTAGACCATTAATATTTATATGGGTAGATGAAAGTGCTAGAATATATACTCAAAAGAATCTACAAGAACAATTTAACCAATTACCTGGTAGACAAATGAGTTATGCTAGTAATCCATATTTAAAAACAATACATAGTTTCAATGTTGAAGGTGGAGAAAACCACGATTATAAATTAGATTATTTAGATAAAAAGATAGATAAAAAGAATTATATATTTTTTCCATATGATAATCCTAAAATAGATACACCAGAAGCAATAAGACAGGTTATAGAAATGTTCCCACCTGGTAGTTTAAGAGAACAAAAAGTATTTAATAGATGGATTGTAGGAGAAGGAAGAGTATTTAAAGATATTCATATTATAAACAATACAGATAACTATTCTATAAGAGAAATTGGAATAGGTTGCGATTATGGTAGTAAAAATGCTACTACATTTGTACCAATAGCATTAGCACAAGATGTAGAAACAGGTCAATGGAAATTAATAAGATTACAAATTTATTATCATAATTCAAGAGAAATAGGAGATACACCTACTACTGAATATTATTCTAATCAATTAAGGTTATTTATGGATTATTTAAAAAAGAAATATCCATATATACCAATAACAACATTAGTAATAGATAGTGAAGCAACACACTTTCATAATAGATTATTAGCAGATAATATACCACATAATATTAGTGAAAAAGGAGCAGATAGTGTAAGAGAAGGTGTAGAACATTTACAAAGTTTAATATATAAAGGTTATTTTTTAGTATTAAAAGATGAATCTATAAAACATATATATGATAATGGAACATTAGAATTAAGTGGCAAAGATGATGGGATAATAGAATATGAAAGTTATCAATATGATACTGCAAGAAGTACAAGAGAAGGAATAGATTGCTTTAAAAAACAATTCGACCATCATATAGATGCAACAAGATATTTATTAGCTGAATGGGTTGATACAAATAGATGCCCTGTTGTATAGGAGAATAAAAATGGAAATAAAATGCAAAAAGAGTAAAAGATTTTTATGTAGTATAAATTATAATGAAATAATTGATTTATTAAAAAAATACAATATAGTATTAGAAAGACCATTAGAGTTAATTATACCTTGTAAAAATTGCCATGAGAGTGAAGTATATAGAATATATAAGGATCATTATGTATTTGTAGAAAATAAAAAGAAAGAGCAATAATATAAAAAAAGTAAAAATTTGACAAAAAAATAATAATATGATATAATGATTATTATAGAAGTGCAGTGTATTTGACCTGAAAGGGTGCAAATGGAAGCATAGGGAAGAAAAGAACCTTATGCTTTTTTTGTGGAGGTTAAAGAAATGCTTAATAAAAATAAATGGACTTTATACTTATATTATAGTGGAGTTCTAGTAAAAAAAGTTAAAATTGATAAAGATGAAGCACCAGCAAAGAATTGCTATGTAGTTAATACATATTTTAAAAAAAGATTATTTGGAAGCAATAAAGCAGGTGTAATATTAAGACCAATAAGATTATTATATAATGATGAAAAAAATAGAAAAACTTATTGGGGAACAACCTTTGAAATGGGAACAGATCAAATAGAAGATATATAGGAGGAAATAAATGTTAGGAAAATTAAGACATTTTAATCCATTACAAGCACCTTATATCAAAATTAATGTAAAAATAACAAATCCAGGAATAACAAATGGAAAACCAAATATAGTAAATGAAGATAGATATGTATTAGCACCATCTGGAAAAAAGATAGGTACTTATATAAGAAATCAATTATTTGGTAGTGATTTATTAACACAAACAGAAGGATTAAATATTAATTGGTTAATGCCAACACTAGCAGAAGCATTAGAATTAAGTGTATATGAAAGAGAAAGCTTTATATACATACATAAATTTGATAATAAGATATACCTTGAATGTATTAAAAAATGTGATATACATAATCTAGTACAAAAATATGACAAAGTTTATAGTTGTGATATTATACAAGATTTTGAAGGTAAAGAATATGATTATTACTTAAAAAGACATATAGAAATGGAAAATGGTAATACTGAACTTACTTTTACTGCATTTAGAAGAGAAAAAAATAGAGGAGAATGGCAAGAAATATCATTAGAATCATTTAATTCTCTTAATAATACAGAATATAAAAGAGTTTATGAATTACCATATGAAGTATTAATTAACATAGATATAGGTCAAGATTTCTTTAAAGATAGTGTTAAATTCTTAAATGAAGAAATGGAAATATTTAATACACTAGCACAAGAAAGAGAAAAGACTAAAACAAGAATAGCTGCAACACAACATTATCAAAGTGGAGATTTAAATGGTAAATGGCAACCAAGTACTAACATATATGATGTTAAAACTATTGGTGTAGGAGAAATGCAAGATTTCTTCACATTATTGCCAGGAGATAAAGAACATGCAGTATTTGAATTTTTACAAGGAGATTTTAGAGTTGATAGTTATATAAATGAATTTAAATTTTGCGATTATCAAATTATTCAAATGGCAAATTTAAGTCCAGCTTCATTTGGATATGAAAAAGATGCTTATCAAAATGTAGCAAGTATAGATTTAAGTATGAACTCTACTGAAATGACTATTGAGGCAATTAAAAAACAAATAGAACCTCAAGTAAATCATTTAATAGAAAATATAGTTAAATTACAAGAATTATTAAATATACAAGAAAATAAGATTCCTAGTGATTTAGTATGGGATTATGGAGATAATGAAAAACTTGATGATGAAAAGAAAATAAGAACAATTCAAGCAATTCAAAGAACTATGGCAATTCCATATAGTACTAGAGCAAAGATACTTACACCTATTCTTAATAAGTTAATAGATGAAAAAGTAAAAGCAGATGATATAACTGAATCTTATAAGAAAGAAAGAGAAGATATAAAGATTAATTATGAAGAGTTCTAATATTATAGCAGATAGTGTATTTTTAGTTAATTTAAATTATGTTGACTTGCAAAATAAGACAAAAGAGTTATTTTTCAAATGTTTGCAGAATAAAAAAGATGTAGATTATTTTAAAGAAAAAGTCAAAAAATTATGGGGTAATGTAGATCACTCATATATGTGGCAAGAATTAGATAATTATACTGAAATATTACATATGCAAAATATACATGGAAAAGAAATAACTAGAGTAGCACAAGAAGGAGATATATTTGAATTAGTACCAGAATCAGTTATAAATGGAGTTGAACGAAAATTTGTTAATCAAAAAATAAACGAATATCAAAGAGCAACAAAAAGTTATGCTTATAAGAATGACAAAGAAACATATTTGAAGAAAAAAGTTGAAAGTTATACAGACCAAATTGTACCTTATTTTTCAAAAGCAACAAATAAGAAGATTAGGGATGTTGAGTTAAGTACTTATGTTTCAATGATACATAATACTAATTTAACAAGAGCAGGATGGAATCAAACATTAAAAGATGCTGAAGAAATAAATCAAGAATTGTTTTGGATACCATATCATCCATTTAGTTGCCCTCATTGTTTAGAATATCAAAATAGGATATTAACAAGAAATGAAGTAATAAGAATGATAGGAAAAGCAGAAGAAACTGAAGGAGATTTATTACATCCAAATTGCAAATGTGTATTAGTATTTTATATAGAAGGAATGAAATTTAATAAACCAAAATATTCATTTGAAGAATTAGAAGAACAATATAACATAAGACAAAAAACAAATAGCTTAACTTTAATGAAAGAAAAAATAAAAGCAAATATGAAAATTCAAAGTTATTTAGGAAATGAAGATGAAGTTGATGAATTAAATCAACAAAGAAATAAAATCAACAAAGAGATAAGAAACTTAAAAGAAGCATTACCTACCAAGCAATTAAAGAAAATGGTAGTTGAAATAAATAGATAATGCAAGACCAGACCTTGAATGTCTTAAAACTTTAAGTATTGCACTTCTAAATAGTCGACAAATAGGAGGAATTTATGGATATTAGTAAATATCTAACAAACAAGGATATCCAACTATCCAATGATGATATTAACATAGAAAAGTTGGAAAAAGATATTAGAAAGGGATATGTACCTAGTGAAGAAGTTGAAAATGCAAGAAAAGAAGCTTTAAAAGAAAACACTGCATCTTATACTGAATTAGAAGATAAATACAATAAGCTAGAAAAGTCTTACAATGATATAGAAGCACGAAATACAGAACTAACTAATAGTACAAAAGGATTAAAACTTCAAGTAGAAATGGTTTCACAAGGTTTTAAAAAAGAAAATCTAGAAGAAATTAGTGCATTAAGAAATTCATTATATAAAGATGAAGAAGATGATGCAAAAGCAATTTCTATGATTAAAGAAAAGTATAAGGCAACATACTTCCCAGAACCAGAGAAAAAACCTGAAGTACCAAACGAAACAAGTTTTAATTCAACAACAAAACCAAAAGAGGAGATTAAGATCACTCGAAAAACAAGTCTAAAAGACTTAATAATTAAGTAAGAAAAGGAGAATTATATTTTATGAATTATACACAAGATGGAGTATATAGTTTAGATTTACAATCAGTATCAAAAAGAATTTATCAATCTTTACTATACTATTCACAATTTTACAAATTTTTAAATCCTAATTATATAGGAGAAATAAGAAACACAGGAACTCCAATGATTGAAGTTCTAAAATCTGGAAATGCAACAGTTAATGTAAGAGAAACAAAAGAAATTACTTCTGCATTAACTCCAGGATTACTAGGATATTCTAGTATTAAAGTTGATTTAACTGAATTACCAATGGACTATTCTATTAGAATACCAGTATTAGTTTCAGGAACTAACTTTATTAACACATTAGAAGATGCTATGGAAAAGAAAGACCAAGCAGTTGCAACACAAATTGATACTTATGGATTTGGTATGTTAGCAAATTCAGTATCTAATGAAGCAGTATGGAATCCTGATAACCAACAAGGTTATATTGATACATTAAATAACTTAAAAGCAAACTTATTCAATAAGAATGTATATAGTGATTATAGATTAGGTTTAGCAGCTACAGAACATGCAAAATTAGCTTCAGCATTAACTTCACTTTTAAAATTTGAAACAGAAGTTGGTGTTAAAGGTGTTGATATGGGTGTTGTTGATGAAGCATATGGAGTACAAATCTTTGCTATCAATGATACTATGCTAGGAGATGAAAAAGGATACTTCTATAATCCACTAGCAGTAGTTGGAGATTCATTCTTCGATTCATTCGTAGAATACAATGGAAACTATCCAGGATTCCCAGGATATTATGTTATGGAAGGTAATATAATGTTCGGTGCTAAAGTAGTAGAACAAAATGCTATTATCAAATTAGTTGAAGAATTATCAGCATAATTAGAAAGGAGGTCTTATTATGACTTTCTTTACTACAAAAGAGTTTAAAGATAAATATTCACAAGATGTAGTTCAATACCAAATTGAAATTGCTTGTGAAATGATATATAGTCAAGTAGGAATCAAGTATCGTAATCCAAATTGGGATGAAAATACTTGCCCTACTGCTATTAAAAATGCCAGTATGGAACAATTAAGATTTATATTAGAATATGATATACCTTGTTTAGATAATAGAGGAACAATTAAAGCAGGTGCTATGGAAAGTGATTTAATCAGTGATATAAGTAAGAATGCTTTAAGAATGCTAGGAAATGCAGGGTATTTATATAGAGGAAATCCAATTAATTATAATATGGGATTAAACTTACCATTTGGAGATTAATATGTTTAATGTAAATGGTTTTAAAGCTACTTTAATACAGAATAATAGAACAACTACAAGTGATGACTATTATGACGACCAAGATAAAAAAGAAGTAGAAATTAAAGTATGCCCTTATAATGTAGATGCTAAAATTCGTTTTGGAGAATATACAACAGCAGAAGCAACAGGTTATTTTATAACTAAAGCAGGAACTGATGTAGAAATTGGAGATGAATTAGTAATACAAGGACATAAATATTCTATATTAGATGTAAAAGATGACTGGATTTGGAATAAAGTTGCAAATATTATATTAGCAGTTAAATAATGAATAATGAGACTATATTTAGTGTTGATGTAAAAGTAAAAAAAGATATACCAAAAGAAGAAATAGAACAATTTGAAGATAGGTCAGTTTATTTTACTGCAGTTTTAACAAGAGAATTTACAAAAGGAGCAAGAGCATATCCTCATTTAACAGGAGAACTAGAAAGACAAGAAATTAGAACCCCTATTGCAAAAAGAGACCATGCAAAATATGGTTTATTAAGAGGAACAAAATATGCTTCTTATGTATATAAAATGACTAATGTAAAATGGACTAACCCAACAACAAGACCACAATGGTATGGATCAATGTATAGACAAAAAGAAAAAGTCATTATTGAAACAGCCCAAAATAGAGCATTAAAGGAGATAAATCAATGACAGATATAGATATTAAAAACAAAAATAAAGTTTTAATAGATTATTTAAGAAGTATTACAAATGGTTTTATAGTAAGAGCAGAATATAGTACTTTTAAAGATGATGAAAATGTTATTGTAGTCCAAGAAGAATCAGGTCAAAAGGTAGTCTTTTTT